AATTAAACAATTTTTGGGAATCTACTGGTAAAAAAGAGTGGGAGACTTTAAAAAATGAATAAACAAGATTAAAAAGAAAAAAACTAATATGAACCAAAAACACTTACTTTTTATCGAAAATTACCTTATTGATGGTAATGGTACACAGGCTTATCTTAAAGCTTATCCAAATGTAACCTATGAGACAGCTTACGTTAACGCATCTAAGCTACTAAGGAAGCCTAAGGTGAAAGAAGCGATTGAAGCTGGTAAAAAAGAATTTAGAGATAAGATGCTTATCACAAAAGAAGACCTCATTAAGGACCTTATCGATATTAAAAATGCTCAAAAAACTGACAATGCTCAAGCAGCTATCAAAGCTATTGAAGTTATTAGCAAGATGCTTGGTTTAAATGAGCCAGAAAGGATTGAACATTCTGGTAATCAACCAATTACAGTTATTAAAACAGTTGAAGTAAAGAAAGAAAAATAAATAATGGAATTGGTTATTAAACATACAAATGTTTACACCCGTAATGTGGAAGCTATGGAAGATGATAGTATTCGTTTTATCATCAATCAGGGTGGCTCACGTTCATCTAAAACGTATTCAATATGCCAGATGCTGGTGGTATATGCTTTAACCAATCCAAAAACAACCATTTCAGTTGTACGAAAATCATTCCCAGCATTAAGAGGATCCGTTATGAGGGACCTTTTTGAGATCATGGATAATCTTGGCATATATAATGAGGATCAACATCATAAGGGTGAAAATCTATATCGATTTAGTAATGGTTCTACAATCGAATTCTTTTCAGTTGACGACGCCCAAAAACTGAGAGGTCGGAAACGACATGTTCTTTATTGTAACGAAGCCAACGAATTAACATTCGAAGATTATCAACAACTTAATATGCGTACAACCAATAAGATTATTGTCGATTATAACCCATCTGATAATTACAGTTGGGTTTATGGTTTGATAGATAAACCTAATTCAATCCTAATCAAATCGACTTATAAAGATAATCCGTTTCTTGAAGAAGATATCATCAAGGAGATTGAGAATCTTGTTAATGTGGATGAAGGTTATTATCGTGTATATGCATTAGGTGAACAAGCGGTATTAAAGAACACCATCTATAATCATTATCAAATTGCTGACTATAAAGTAGGTAATGATATCTATTTCGGTTTAGATATTGGTTTTAATCACCCTATGGCTTTGATTGAGATAAGTGATGTTGATGGAGTAATCTATGCACGTGAACGAATTTATGAAAGCAATATGACGGTACCAGATCTACTAAAACGATTTATTGAATTACAGATACCAAAAAATAAAGAGATTTATGTTGACTCAGCCAGACCAGATGTTGTTGAAGATTTAAGACGAGCTGGTTATAATGCTAAACTAGCTAATAAGGCAGTTAAGGAAGGCATTGATGCTGTTAAATCACTTCAATTGGTAATTGACCGCAATAGTCATAATTTGATTAAGGAATTACGAAATTATAAATGGAAGACCAACGGTGACATTACACTGGATGAACCAGTAAAGTTATGGGACGATGCTTGTGATGCATTAAGATACGCAATGTTTCAATATCATCTAAAAATCAAGAAAAAAGGTGGTAGTTCATTTGGTTTTGAATTCATTGATTTTTGAGAACCATTTTCGATGTAACAAATAATTTAAAGGAAAGCTAATATAGAATGTCACAACAATATAATACCGTAGTAAATGCATTAGAACAATTTAGTGCAAATCATTTAAGTCTAAAACGTTTTAAATGTTCATTTTTTGAACAAATGGATAATTTTTCAACATCTGAAAATTCATTCCCAATTTTATATGCAATACCAAATGATATATCGTTTGAGGATAATATTGATGTAATGTCTTTTAGGGTATATTGTGTTGATGTATTACAAAAAGACAGAAGTAATGAACAAACTATTTTAAACGAAACATTATTAATCTTACGTGACCTTAATAACTGGTTTAAACAAAATGATTATAATAATCTAAATGTACTTAATAATCCTCGTGCTATACCAGTTAATAACTTCTTAACTGAATTTACAACTGGTTGGTATATCGATATTGATGTTGAAGTTGAAGGCGAAACAAATGACTGTTCAATACCGTTTTCAAATAACTTTATACTTACTGGTATTACTTGTGATACTCAATATGTTAATCAATTTTTAACTTGTGATACATTATTGTCTTGCGATGGCTTTATCGATTTAGATAACCGTGTTACAACACTTGAATCAATTGTTTATACAAACAATCAATTGATTAGTGGTAGTGTTTCATATCTATCTGGTTTAACATTTGATATTACACCATTAACATATATTATTGGTGGGGTATCTTATTCTATAGGTTCATCTTCTCAAGTAACTGTATTATCTAGTGGAACATATGATAGAATTGATACTATCTATGCTGATATTAGTGGTAACACAGGAGTAATAATTGGTGATGAAAGCACTAACCCATTAAAGCCAAGTGTTGACCCTCAAACTCAAGTTGAATTATCATTTGTTACAATTCCAGCATCTGGTTCTTTAACATTTAGTGGTACATCAAATTATTATTCAAGATTTACTTCTGGTGGTACAATTTCAAATGGTTTTATTTGGGATGATGGTATATCTGGTGTCAATTTTATGGGTAAGATAAATACTGCAATAAATATTATTTCACCAGCTGGATATTATTACCCTTCGTTGGTTTTCTATAATAACGGTGGAAATCTTACTGGTTCAATCACTGGTTATGGTAGTGAATTATACATAAATGGTGGTCTTATAGTACATCCTAACTCTATTAATTTACCGCATCATACACCATTTACATTATTATATACAAATGCAAACAAATATGTTTTACCTGTTACTATTGGTTCTAATTTATCATTTAGTACAGGTGGTACATTATCAGTAACAGGTTTAACTACATGTGAGCCAACAACAAATATACAAGCCTCAACAACTTCATTAACCCCTAATATTACCCTTTATAGTGACGAGGTTATAACTACATTATCAACTGGTTTAACTATTAATGCACCAACAGGTACACCTGTTAATGGTCAAACATTCATTATAAGAATAAAAGACAATGGGACTGTAAGAACACTTACTTGGGATAGTATATACAGGTTCTCATTAAATAACCAAGCTCCAGCAAATACAACAATAAATAAAACAGCTTACTTCTACTGTAAATACAATAGTACTGATACTAAGTGGGACGTAATGTGGGTAAATAATTTCTAATAAGCTATGACAATAGATGAAATGATAAAATATTTACAAGATAATTTTGGATACCCAAAAGATTTTGTATTTGATAATAGTAATATAAATATGATGATAATGGATTACACGAGTATTGGAGGTAATGATCCTGAAACATATTTTGACTATGAATTAAATAAATTTATTATTGAATAATATGGGATATTACGATGATAAAATGGGCTTCTTTATACCAATTGGTATTGACCCAATTAGTTTACCAAATCAATTAATATGTCTTAATGCTGACCCTGACTATTTGATTAATGAAAGTAATGCTGTTCCTGTAAACGGAGATAGACTTACAGATTTTAGAAAGTATAACACAGACACATTTAATTACCACGTTCCAGGTTATCCCAAAACGCAAAGAGCTAAATATAGTAAATATAATGTTTATAATTCTATTTATTGGGATAGCCAAAAAAATAATGGTCATTATGTCGATGATACCAACGCCCCATCAACTTATGACGCATTACATAATGGTAATACAATGATTTATTTTGTGTTTAAAAATTTAGTTAATGATAGTAATAATAGTCGTAAATGTATGTGTGGAAATGTTTTGAGTACAGCAAATAGAGGATTTATGACAAATATAGTGAACTCTGGGAGTGATAGAAAATTTTCTCAAGTAATATATAGAGGAGTTGGCGGAACTATGTGTTATCAATTAGTCAGTAATTACACCTGGGATACTGCAACTGACGAACCAATTAAAGTTGTCTCAATTAAAAGCGAATTGATAGGTAAGGTAGTAGGAGATACTGTTGCTGATATGTATATTAACGGAGCGTTTGATAATTCAACTATAATGAACAAGTTACCAAGTGCAAGTAGTGCGACTTATAATTTAACGATTGGTAATAGACCAGCAACACCAAGTTTAAGAATGAATGGTTATTTGTTTGACTACATTGCTTTTAATGGGTTACACGATGATGATACGAGGAGAGGTGTTGAGAAATTTTTAATGAATAAATATGGTTTATTATGATTGAGCGTAAAATAGAAGAATTAATTAAAAAAAGAATAATTGATTTAAAATTGATTGACACTGGTAATTTATTATCATCCATCAAAGTTAGTGTAAATGAAGATGGTGTTACAATCATGGCATTGGAATATTATCAATATTTGGACAACAGATTCAACATCACCAATTACGTTATTGAAAGCGAGGAATTCAAAGAATTAATAATAGAAGAGTCAATAAATAAAATTTCAAACGAGTTAAAAGACTTATAAAATGGCAACAACAATTATACATACCCCTCAAATAATACAACCAGTATATAACCCATTAGTTTATCAAGTTTATTCCAATAAAACAAATGAGGAAGGTTTTATTTTTAATTTTGATTTATACGTTAATGGTGTGTATATAACATCAAATAAACTATTACCTATACCTAATCAAAATTACACATATTATTCACCAGATAGTATTATTCAGAGCTATCTAAGTTCAGATAGGGGTTATAACTACATTAATACGAGTGCCACAACTAATTCAATTTGTCAATATTCAATTAACTTCAAGGAGGAATACATCAATCCTTGGGTGTTTACATCAAATAGGGCAGTAAGTGGTGGAACATATGATGGAAAAACAGAATTCTACTCGACTGGAACAACAAGTAATCCTTATGTAAGTGGCGATACAATTTATGTTGTACAAAACTCAGGGTATACAAGTTCAATTTATAATGGTACATTTACTGTACTATCGTCTACAACTTCAAGTGTAATAGTTGGATTAATCCATTCAATTAATACTCCAATTAATAGTGGTAAAATTTATTATTCAGATAAAAGAAAAACAAGTATCAATACCTCAACAGAACACATCAAAAATACTACAATGAGTGGAAGTCCTGGTAATGGATGGAGTAATTATATTGATTTTTGTTCTAATACATTTGAACTGAACGGCTCTGGATTTCTTCAATTAACATTAGAAGATGCTACTTGTTCTATAGACTTCTCATCAACAGCTACGCTAACAACACCTTTAGTTGAAGGAGGAAAATATTTGGTTACATTTACAGTTGATGAAGTATTTAATCCATCAGATGGAGCTGAAGGTGTAAGAATAAATCTCGGTGGTACATTATCTGAATACTTCGAAGGTACAGGTACATTTACTAAAGAAATGGTATGTGGTAATACTGGTTTGTTTAAACTAGAGGCTTTCTTTGATGCTGACACAGGTGGTTATGGTACTCATAGGATAAAGATAGGTAGTTGTAACGTAACTAATGTTATTTATTATTCTGGTTATACCTTTAATAGTGTACTACAATATGATGAATATCCTAATTGGGATTATACCGACTATGTATCAATTAGTGATAGTACTGGTATTAAGTTTCTTACGAATCAACCTAGTGAAGTTAAAATTAGAGAAAATGAATTAGCCTCAATTAGTTATTTTAATTATGGACAATTTAATGGCGATGATGCTATAAGTGAAATACTAGTTACAACATACCAAAAGAGTGGCGGTACAATAATAAATCTGATTCAATCTTCCGCCAATACATATTCAGGAACAAATCAAACAACAGGTGGGTTAATAAATATATTTGGTGTTGGGCCAGCTAATCTAAATCAAATTCCTAATTCAAGTTTTTATTATGGCGGTCAACCTGTTATTGATTTTAATAGAGATTATAAATATGATGTTCAGTTATATAACTTTAGTAATGTACCTGTTAGTGAAGTTAAAACATATCTACTTGATGATAAATGTACCAAGTTTGATGTTAAGCGTTTTATGTTCTTAAATAGAATGGGACAATATGATTATTTTTCAGCTACCTTATTAAGTAATGAAACAACTGATATCAATAAAACAACATATACTAAAGTACTACCATATAATTATAATATTGGTGATAGAGGTAAAACCATTTTAAATATTGATGCCAACAAAACCTTTAGAGTAAGCTCAGATTTTATCAACCAAGAAACAGCTGACTGGTTGGAAGAATTATTTACTAGCCCTGAAGTCTTTATAATTAATGGAAACGGAACCTTAACACCTATAATTATTAATAATACATCAATTGAACGTTTTATAAGCACAAATAAAAAATTATTTAATTATACGTTCGAATATACCAACTCTTATAAAGTGAACACACAAAACAATTAAAAATGAACGAAAATAGAATAGAGTTATTTGTTAACAGCACTAATGGGGTTACAATAGGTCAGCTAGACTTATATGGTGATGAACCTATATCTTTAACCTTATCGGTCCAAGATATTAAGGATATAAGTAAGAGAACGACAACCCATAGTCAAAACTTTATAATACCAGCAAATAAAAATAATAATACATTACTTAATCATATATTTAATATTGGTTATAACGGTACATTTGACCCCACAAAAAAAACACCAGCTTACTTAAATGTTAATGGGTTATTAGTATTTAAAGGTAATCTACAATTAACCAAGATAAATGTTAAAGATACCACACCAATTAGTTATGAGGTAATATTATATAGCAATCTTGCGGATTTAATTAAGAGTGTTGGTGATAAGTTATTAACAGATTATGATTACAGCGATTTAAACCATGACTATACAATTGCCAATATAATGGGTAGTTGGACTGCTGATACCAAGTCATTGGGGTATTATTATCCTCTAATTGATTTTGGCTACGATCTAACCACAACAGATCTAAACCAAATGGTTCCACCTAATTCAACATTTAATGGTGTTGTTTATCCAAATGGTGGTATTGACCCAACAATATTTAAACCATCAATTTCATCTAAACATTTATTTGATAAAATAATAAATAATGCAGGTTTTAGTTATGAGTCAGAATTTTTAAATTCTGAAGCATTTACAGCAACCATTACACCATTTAATGGTGATTCATCAGTTGTTAATGACACATCATTCACAAATGGTTTAAGATTCAAGGCTGGGATTACTAATGAAGTCTTATTTTCAGCCAATACTGGAAACCCTTATTATAACACCTCATATGGTAATTTATTGAATTATGGACCTAAATTAGATAATTTAAGTGATTCTGACTATGGTGATAACTCTGGAGGGTATAATCCATCAACATATAAATACGTTGTTACAACACCAAGTGTGCAAGAATTTGGGGCTGATATTGTTGTTAGCTTTAATCAGTCGATTAGTAGTTATTCTTATGTTAAATTTAAATGGTATAGGAAGTTGGGTGTTAATCCAGCTATTAAGTTTGAAGAACAAGTTGTTAATTTACCTTTAGTAATCCAAAGTGGGACAACATACACAGCTTCAACTATAACAACAAGATTAGACCAAACATCGTCGCAATATTTTTATCCCCCACAACAAGGTGAAGAATTCTACTTTGAAATTGATATTTTAGCGAGTTCAGTACCTGTTGCACCAAATGTGATTAAAACCACAATTCATAGAGGCACTAATTGGTATAATGTTGTTTACCCAAATTTATGTCTTGGTGGGGTGATAAATTTTAATAATTACATTCCAAAAAAGGTTAAAAGTATTGATGTTTTAAAATCATATATCAATATGTTTAACTTGCTAATCATTCCAAAAAAGAATAGTGAAACCCATTTTAAAATAGAGCCAAGAGATGATTACTATGCAAGTGGTATTGTTAAGGATTGGACAAGTAAGTTAGATTTATCTGTAAATGTAATTGAAGAATTAATCAGTGAGCAACAAACTAAACGTATTAAATTTACATATAGTGAGGATAAAGATTACTTAAATACATTTTATACCAATTCTACCAAAGAAATATATGGTGAATATGTTAAGTTAATTGATAATGAATGGTTGGATTCAAACTCTGAACAAAAAATAGAAATAGCCTTCGCACCAAGTCCATTGGAGAACCTAATAGGTAGTGAAGAGATTATTTTAACTAAAATAGGCCAAATAGACAGTAGTGGTGCGTATGGTAAGACTGACCATAAGATTCGTTTTCTAAGAAAGAATTTAATTAATACACAAAATGATACATTAACTATGTTGGGCTATAATCCACAATATAGTTATCCATATGCTGGACATCTATCCTCACCATTTTCAAGTGATTTTAACCCACTTGATTATAATTTTGGAACAATCTCTGAGGCATTTTATCAAACACCAGGGTATTCCAACTTACAAAATATAACACCAAATAATTTAATTAACACATACTGGAGAAATCAATTGGATGACATTAGTGATAAAGATTCAAAGATAATTAAATGCAATCTTCATCTAACTCCTGCTGACATAGAGCAATTTGAATTCAATGATACAATTTTTATTGATGGTTTAACACCTGATGGAGGTCATTATTTTAACGTGCTTAAAATAACATATACACCAAACGGTAATGGTACTAGCCAAGTTGAGTTAATTAAGGTAAATCGAAAACCAAAACAACCTCAATTAAATTTAACCAAAAAGGCAAACAAGAATACAGTACTTAGGAATGTAATAGCATTGGGTGGAGGTATTACCAAATCAAAAAATACCATTGTAATGGGCAATACTTCTCAGATTGGTTATAATAGTGAATTTTCATTTGTAAGCGGTGAAAATAATATTATTGGAAATAATTCTTCTTATTCAAGAGTAACTGGTAATAATAATATAATTGGTGATAATATTACAAATTCCTATTTTGTTGGTGATAATAATATTATTGAAATACCTAGTGGTTCTACAGTTAGTGGTGTTGTATTAATTGGGGTGAGTAATTATTCAGCAGCAACATTAAACCCAAATACTGTTTATTTGGATAATATTGAAACTACAACAACAACATCGTCATTAAATGGGATTTCTATGTCTGCCATCACTAAAGGGGCAACACTATGGACCTCAGGCACTGGTTTGAATTCAATACGTGCTAATAACTATACCACGTCAGCAGGTGGTGATTATAGTCATGCTGAGGGTTATCTTACAACAGCAGATGGTGATTATAGTCATGCTGAGGGTTATAATACAACAGCAGGTCATTATAGTCATGCTGAGGGTTATTTTACAACAGCAGATGGTCATTATAGTCATGCTGAGGGTTATCTTACAACAGCAGATGGTGATTATAGTCATGCTGAGGGTTATGGTAGTCGTGCTAATGGTAGTTATAGTTATGCAGGAGGTAGATTTTCTATAACAACAATTAATGGTGAGAGAGCTTACTCAAGTGGGAGGTATGGTAAAGTAACAGGTACAACACAACACGGTACAGTAGATTTTAAATGCTTTACGGGTAACAACACCCCTGCAAGGGTTGATTTTGGCGGTACATTCGGTGGAATTTTTAATCTAAAACCTTTTAGTGTTTATAGATTTAAAGCATATGTAATTGGATCTGAATATCTGGATATTGCCATAGCGAAGGAATGGACTATTGAGGGTTTAATATGTAATACGAGCATATCAGGAACAACCTTTATTGGTGTACCAACAGTAACCTCATCATGGGGATCACCCACACTTTCTTCAACAAACGTTGGTGTTGTGGCAAATAATTTCTTAAAAAGCCTAGATATAGAAGTAACTGGTTTACCGTCAACTGCTATTATATGGTATGGCAAGATGGATTATATCTTATTATCGTGAACTATTTAAAAAAAATATCGGCAGTATAATAGATCTCTGAGTTGGTTT